CTAAAGCCGCTTCACTGCCGCAACCACACGGCCATAGATTGTCAGGTGGCTTTTGCGGGCCGGATCTATGGTTTCATCAGCATAATTCGGGTTGTCACTTCGCAGAACGAGCCGGCCATCCGTCAGGCAGGTAATTCGCTTCACGATGCAGCCTTCGTCCACCACAAGCACATAGATGGCGTCACCGCTGATCCGCTCGATGCTCGTGTTGATGATGAGTACATCGCCATCGCCAAAGGTCGGCTCCATCGAATCCCCTGCGACGTAAAGCCCGGCAAGAGATCGGGGAGATGTGTTGAGCAGATGCGCTGCCAAGGCCGGGTCGAATGCCAGGCCAGGCGAAGGAAAACCGGCTTCGTTGACTGCCCCCGAGCCTGCTGCGGCACGAGCAGTATAGAGCGGGAAGGTAATCCAATCCGGATGCTCTTCATCTGCAGGGGCGATATCGCGCTCGCGATTACCGCCAGCAATCCAGCCTAAATCGATGTCCTTCCCCGCACATAGCTTGGCGACCGCTATGAATGGGACCTTCGCCTGGCCTTTCAGCCACTTGCGAAGCTGCTCATCTGTGACGCCAGCAACGCCCGCCGCCTCTCGGCGGCTTGCGTAAAGGTTCACGACCTCCTGCAATCTCTGCAGGAAAGCATCCCCCTCAAATTCTATGCCCCGCATCTTAGACATTCTGCGGGAGGCGATAAAAATCGCCCTCATATAGCGTTTTTTGTTTGGACATAACGACGAAAATCGCTATCCTTTGCTCGTTCTAGCAAATCACCATTCAACAAAACCCGGCCTGGCAGGGCCGGGAAAATGGGTGACCCGATGACCGATCAAGCCTCCCATGATTGGGATCGTATCCGGATTCTTTATGAGTTGAAACGCGCTGGTGTCGCGAGTTTTTACGCGCTCGACCGATCACATAAACTGCCACTTTCAACTTGCTCAAAAGCAGCGTCTATTCCCAACACACGCGGCGAGCGCGTGATCGCTAAGGCGCTGGGGCGTCCCCCCCATCAAATCTGGCCCAGCCGGTACGACGCCAAGGGGCGGCGTCTGCGTCCTCAACCTGCAGAAAACTATAAGCAGCGCGCCGAAGGGCGTCACTGTCAAATCGGCGAGGCGGCTTAGACATGAGCCAGGCGCTTCGCTCTCCAACCTTTTCTTGTGAGCGATCCCTGTTAGCTCACAGCCCGCGTCCTGGCCGGTGTGGTGGCCCTCAGCTCCTGACGCCTTTCCGGCCGGGACGCCTCTCCCAAACAATTCTTGCAACAGGCCGGCCTAACGTGCCGCTGAAGAAGCGAGTGAGGTAACGCAATGAGTGTGATGCGGCAGGTTTCCCTTTCAGAGATCAAGGTCGGACAGCGTCTCCGGCGCGTCGATCCCGATCATGTCGAGGTGATTGCTCAGTCCATGCGGGACTGCGGCAAGGTACTCACGCCCTTGACGGTGCGGGAGGATAAGAAGAGCGGCGAGGTTCATCTTATCGCGGGGGCTCACCGTCTGGCAGCGGCAAAGAAGGCTGGCTTCGAAACCGTCCCTTGCGAGATCCATAAGAACCTGTCGCCTGCCGAAGCCCGGCTCATGGAGATCGACGAGAACCTGTGCCGTCATGAACTCAATCCGCTCGATCGGGCAGCTTTTCTGGCCGAGCGGAAGGCCGTTTATGAAACACTTTACCCCGCAACCAAAGCCGGGGTAGCGGGGGCAAATGCCCGTCACGGATCTGCAAACGACATGATGTCGTTTGCAGACGACATCGCGGAGAAGACCGGCTGGAGCAAGCGAACGATTGAGCGCCATGTGCGGCTTCATCAGCGTTTGGACCCGCAAGCCCGCAAGAAGATCATCGGCACGGACATCGCCCGTAACCAAAGCGAGCTGCTGTCCCTCGTGCGTTTTGAGCCAGAGCGTCAACGGGAGATTGTGAAGCTCCTGATGCAGGGTGACGGCGAAATCAAGCGCGTCGGTCAGGCAGCTGCCAAGCTCGAAGGCCGCAGTACCGGCCCGGACAAACAGAGCCGCGAAGCGAAGGTCGCCCGTGCGGTCGAAGCCTGGAACCGCCTCGACAAGCGCGGACAAGACATGCTGCTCGATCACATTGGCATCGAGCGCCTTTATACCTTCCTCAATTCCCGCACCCCAAAGCTGGAGGTCGCTGACTGATGGCACGGGTGCGCGGCGATAAAAAGACGCTCGACCTTCTGACCTGGCGCCCGGAAGCGCCCAAGGTCGACAGATTTGATCCGGTGACCGTGCGCGCCGGAACGATCGGCGCTCGCGTCAGCAAAGCCGTCTCCCAGGTCCTTAACGATGCAAAAGCCCGTGAGGAGAACCCGCTCGACCGAGACGAGATCGCGGAAAAGATGACCGAATTTCTCGGCCTGGGCGAGGACGACAAGGTATCGGCACATATTCTCAACGCCTATGCGAGCGGCGCGCGGGAGGCTCACAATATCTCGGTTGTAAGGGCTGTCGCGCTTGCCCATGCCACCAGCGATTTCCGCCTTCTCAACCTCCTTGCCGAAGAGCTCGACCTTTGTGTGATCCCGCGCCGCTACGAGAACGCTGTGCGTGAAGCGATCCTCGCCGAGCAGATCGAAAACATGAACGACGAGCTGAAGGCTCTGCGGCGGGGGAGAAAATCATGATCGAAACCTTCGCTCATAAGCAGATCGCATCCTGGCTTACCGCCGATGAAATCGCCGCGCTCAACCTGCCGGGTCTTCCGTCTGATGTTAGTAACATTCGCAAGCTTGCGAAACGTGAAGGCTGGAAAGACAGGCTGAATGCTGCCGGCGAGCCGATGGCGCGGCGGCGCAAGGGGCGAGGCGGCGGTTACGAGTATCACATTTCCTTGCTGCCGATGCGCGCGCAGGTGGTGTTGCTCGGACGCGTGGGGTCGAAACAAAACCCTGCCGAGCCCAAAGCGCAGAGCTCTGAGCTTTGGGACTGGTATAACCGCCAGCCGGATACGAAGAAATCAAAGGCCGAAGACCGCCTTCGGACATTGAACGCTGTGTTCGCGCTCGAACATGGCGGCATGATCCGCAACCTCGCGGTGCATGAGGCAGCCAAGAAAGAGAAGGTCAGCCCGCGCACCGTCTATAACTGGCTGGACCTGGTCGCGGGCGCACCCCGCTCAGACTGGTTACCGCGCCTTTGCCCCCGGCATGCGGGAAGAACGCAGACCGTCGAATGCGATCCGCGCGCCTGGCAAACGCTGCTGGCCGATTATCTCCGCCAATCCCAACGGCCTTTCGAAATCTGTTATGAGGATCTGAAACGCCTCGCCGATCAGAAAGGCTGGAGCCTTCCTTCCGCGCGTACTTTGAAGCGCCGTATCGACCAGGAAATTCCGAAACCCGTTCTCGTCCTGCACCGTCAAGGCCCGCGCGCGCTGGCCCGGATGTATCCGCCTCAGGAGCGTGACCGCACGGCGCTTCACGCGCTGGAGGCTGTCAACGTGGATGGTCATAAATGGGATGTCTTCGTCCGTTGGCCGGACGGAACGATAGCCCGCCCGCTCATGGTCGCCATTCAAGACCTCTTCTCGAACAAGATACTGGGCTGGCGAATTGACCGGAGCGAGAACACCGACCTGGTCCGGCTCGCGTTTAAAGATGTTTTCGAAGCCTTTGGCATTCCCGACAGGTGTCTTCTCGATAACGGCCGAGCCTTCGCTTCGAAATATATTTCCGGCGGAACGCCTAATCGCTTCCGCTTCAAGGTGAAGCCGGAAGAGCCCGTCGGCATTCTGACGGCACTCGGCATCGATCTGCGCTGGGCAACCCCCTATAGTGGCCAGTCCAAGCCGATCGAGCGCGCCTTCCGGGAGCTTTGTGACCGGATCGCCAAACACCCGGCTTGCGAAGGGGCTTATACCGGTAACTCGCCGGAAGCGAAGCCGGAGAATTACGGCAGCCGCGCCATCGATCTGGGTGATTTTCTGCAGATCGTCGAGCAAGGCATCCGCTTCTTCAACGCCAAGCCGGGGCGCCGCACGAAGGTTTGCGGCGGGACGCTCAGCTTCGATGAGGCTTTCGAGCGCAGCTACGCGGCATCCGCGATCAGAAAGGCTGGGCCCGAGCAGCTTCAAATGTGCTTGCTTGCTGCGGAGTCCGTTCGGCCGAACAAATATGACGGAAGCATTCGCCTTCTCGGCAACCGGTACTGGGCCGAGAGCTTACACGATTATCTCGGCAAGCCGGTCACCGTCCGCTTCGATCCCGATAACCTTCATGATGGTGTCCACATTTACCGGACCGATGGTTCTTATGTCGGCTTTGCCGAATGCATTGAAGCGGCCGGGTTCTTCGATGCGGAAAGCGCCCGCGCCCATGCCCGCGACCGCCGTGCTTTTGTGAGAAAGACGAAAGAACTGGCGACGATGGAGAAGCAGCTTTCCGCGTCTCAGCTGGCCGACCTTTATGCCGGGATCGAGGTCGAGGATCGCGAGCCGCCTTCATCGAAAGTCGTGCGGGCCATCGTCGGCAACACGGCCCGGAAGGCAGAAGAGCAGCCCGATGAGGAGGAGATCAACTTCACCTCCGCTTTGAGCGCCGGTCTGACGCTCGTGCAAGGCGGAAAAGAATTGTGAGGACGCGGCAGGTTTGACGGCCCCGCGTCCTCACTGAAACCGGCGGTCCAGAGAAGGACTGCCAATCCACATGGGAGAAACTACATGTCTGATGCGGCAAACGAAAGAACCTTTACACCGGAAGAGCACCAGGCCGTGCGGGATCAGATCCGCGCGATTATGGAGACCGAAGACAAAAGCCAAGCAGCCTTGGCGAAGGAAGTAGGCATTGCCTATGGCACCTTCACGGGGTGGCTAAGCGGTTCTTACCAGGGCAATAACGATAGGATCACGGCGGCGGTCCAGATCTGGCTTGCCGGGCGGGAGGAGAAGAAGCGGCAAAAGGCAATCGTGCCCCGAGCCCCGGAGTTCATTCTGACGCCTTCCGCGCAGGATTTCATCGAGGCGCTGCGCTTCGCTCAGATCATGCCGGAAATCTCCGTCATTGCCGGTGGCGCGGGCATCGGAAAAACAACGTCCATCCACGAATATGCGCGCAAGAACCGGAACGTGTGGATCGCCACGATGGACCCGTCCACATCGAGCATTCACACGATGCTGAGCGAGGTGTGCGAGGCGATGGACCTTGTGGAGCGGTCCGCCTCCAAGCTCGCCCGCGCCGTTGCCCGCCGTGTTGAAGGTTCGGGTGGGCTCATCATTATCGATGAGGCGCAGCACCTGAAGTCCGAGGCGCTTGATCAGCTCCGCTCGATCTATGACCGGGCGGACGGGAGCGTCGGCATTGCGCTAGTCGGGAATGAAAGCGTCTATACGCGTCTTGAAGGCGAGGGGCGCAAAGCAACATTCGCCCAGCTTTTCTCCCGCGTCGGCGTCCGTGTAACGCAGGCGCGTCCGAAGGCGAAAGACATCTGCGCCATCATCGATGCCTGGAAGATCACCGAAGATGAAGAAGTCCGGCTGCTCAAGGCCATCGGCCGTAAGCCAGGCGCTCTGCGCGGCCTCACGAAATGCCTCCAGCTTGCAACGGTTCTGGCTTCAGGTGAAGGCGAAGAGCGGAACCTCAAACACATCAAGGCTGCGTTTGAGCGGCTCTCCACATCTTCAGCTGCGTGAGGTGCCTCATGATCAGTAATGACATCCGCAATCTGAAAGCATCCATGAAGGCTCACTACGAGTGCGGTCAGCTTTCGCCGGGTTTCTTCAACGCCTTTCTTGCCAAGCTGGACGCTCTCGCTGAGCAAGCGGAAGGCATGGAACGCTCCAGCGTTGCGCCGCATGCCCGGCGCTCCTGCGTACAGCTTGAGCTCATCAAGGGAGGCCAATCATGATTGCCGCTTCCAACACTGCGCCCATCGATGTAGTTGCCGTGGCAACCGACATTTTGAACAAGGGCGCGCGCCGCGAAACGATGGCAAGCCAGCAAGAAATCCGGGCGCTGGCTGCAGCTGTTCTTGATTTCTCCGCTTCTCTTCACCTGGCCGCGAGCAGCCTCGGCCTTCTGTCGGCTCTCGCCTCAGACCCGGCTTCGCCTGGTCTGAGGATCGAAGCGATAGGCGGCTTCGCTGCGCTCGAAGGCGAGCTTATGAGAATGGGCTTTCTAACCCGCAAATCGGACGATGAAAGAGGTGCGGCATGAGAGAGCTCGCTCTTATCAAATCGGTCGTGGCCGAGCACTACGGCATTGAGCCGCGGCTTCTTGAAAGGAAACACGGGGCGAGGCGTCATGCCCGTCCGCGTGAACTCGCCTGCTATTTGGCCAGCCACATGTTCGATTTCTCTTATGGCGAAATCGGGCTGGCATTCGGCAACAGAGAGCAGAGCGCCGTTCGGGCGCTCATCAAAAAAACCGAGAAGAAACTGAGTGCCGCCGCAAGTACCGCGATGGCGGAAGAGATCGCGGAACTAAAGCTCGAAATCGAGAGAAAGTTGCCGTCCATCTCTGGCGCCGGTGACAGCCAAATTACGGCTCGCATCAACTCGCTTTTCCTCCTTATCGAAACGGCCCGCACGGAGCTTGCCGAACTTCAGCGTCTCATCATTCGGGAGAGAACGTCATGTACCAGCTTTTCCGCCGCTTCTTCAAGCGAGCCGCGCGACCTTTCAGGCAGCAATGGCGCTGGATCTGCACCGCTTATGGACCGCAATCCGGTTCGCGAGGGAGGCGTTCATGAGTGATTTTTCTGAGATCGAATGCTTGACCAAGGCATATGCCGACGCCCGGTCCGAACTCGGTGATGCGGTTGCCGAACTCGAAGCGGAGATGACCGGCCTCAAACGGCGCAGGCTTCGGCGCATCAGGAACCTGGCCGAGAAAGCTGCCAATGCGCATGCGGAGCTACAGGCGACAATAGACGAAAGTCGAGCGCTTTTTAAAAAGCCGAAGACGCGCATTCTGCATGGCATCAAGGTCGGTATCATGAAGGAAAAGGGCAAGCTCAAATTCGATGCCGGCATGGTCGTGAAGCTTATCAAGCGCCACATGCCGGAGAAGGCTGACGCGCTCATTAATGTAACCGAGAAGCCTCAGAAGACTGCTCTCTCGGGTCTCACAGCAACCGACCTTAAAAAGCTTGGCGTGACGGTAATCGGGGGCGGTGAAGCCGTGGTCATTAAGCCTGCCGATAGTGAAATCGACAAACTGGTCGATGCGCTTCTCGATAAAGAGGTGGCGGCCGGGGAGGTTCAAGACAATGAGTGTGCTTAAAGATCCATCTCCCGAAGCAAAAGTCCTCTTCGCTGCCCTGGAAAGTGTCGACGGCCGGCAGAAGAGTTACGGACCTCCGGCGCGGTTCATGGAGCATGTTGCCGATCTGTGGCGCGCCCAGTTCGGCTGGGACGTCACGGGCGGCGATGTTGCCCAGGCCATGATCCTTTTCAAGCTGGCCCGTCTTTCCCATGACGCTGAGCACCATGATAGCTGGGTCGACATATCAGGTTATGCGGCCATCGGCGGCGCGGGAACCAAAAAAGAGGGTGCATGATGGAAACCCTCACGCCCGCACAAAAGATCGATATCGAAAGAGCAGCCCGCCAGTTCCTGCGCGCTGCCAAATCCAGCACGCCGGATCAGATGTGCTCCGCGCTGCGGGATCTCCGGCTTGCCTGCCGGGCGGAAGCGCGCGGGCTCACCGACCGGCAGGCAAAGGTGCTGCTCGCTATCGAGCGGTACATCTCTAAACACGGCCATGCGCCGGCCGTGCGCGAGCTTCAGGGCATCACTGGGTATCGGTCGACCGGCGGTATCGCCCGCATACTGGACCTTCTTGAAGAGCGCGGCCGGATCGTGCGCCGCCGCCGGTGCGCCCGCTCGGTTGAGGTGGTGAAGCCGCTCACGCTGGGCGATATGATGGAGATTGAAGGCAAATGAAAGCTGCCCGCAAACCTGCATCCTCCCGTCATTCTCTCTATGCGAAAATCTCGATCGCTCAGAAACAGCTTGGGCTCGATGAAGACACCTTCCGGGATATCTTGGAGGCACGTTACGAGGTGCGGTCGCGGACAAAGATGAGCGATGCGCAGCTTGTCGATCTTCTGAAACATTTCCAGGCACAAGGTTTCCAGCCTCGCCCGCGCTCTGGTAAGCCGAAGGGCGCGGCCCGCCGCGAGCACGGCAAGATGCGGGCGCTCTGGCTGTCACTGTACCACTTAGGCGTCGTGCATGACCCTTCGGACGGCGCGCTCGCTGCCTTTGCAAAACGCGTGACCGGCGGAAAGGCAGCTGGCGTTGACGCGCTTGCCTGGATCGCGGGTGAGGACGCCTCAACGGTGATAGAAGCGCTGAAGGATTGGGCCAGCCGTGACGGCGGCGTGAACTGGGAACCTTACGCGAGTACGAACGGCTCCTTTCACAATGAGCGGTGCCGCGTCATTGAAGCTCAATGGCAAAAGCTGCACGCTCTCAAAGCGGTCAGAATTGATGATCGCGGCGCGCTGGACAGGTGGGCCTGCCGGGCATTGGGCATTGCCTCACATAGTTCCATCACCCAATTAGATGCTGCGCAGCTGGATGCGCTCATCCGCCAATTCGGCGAGATGATCCGGCGCCGCCTGCCGGAGGAGCAATCATGAGAGCGCGGCGCTCCCGTCCCGGCCGGCATCTACGCCCGGTCGATGCGCTCAGGCTGCTTGGCCATGACGAGGAGCTCATGGCCTTTCACAAGCGCTGTATTGCCGATGGCTATGTTCTGAAGAAAACCGTCCGACCGTACCACCGCCAGGACGGCGGGCTCACGTGCCGTTTTATCTGGCGCAAACGGGCTGAAGATCCTGCGATGACCATCGAATACACGGTTCGCTGGAGAGTTGCCCGTGACTGAGGAAAAGAGCTGGCCCATAGGACTGCAGCGTCTTGCCGTGATCATTGGCCCGAAAGCTGCCCTGCAGCTGGCCGAACATTTCGGCGGCGTCCAGGACCAGTATATTCCGCGCCGCGCGCGGCTCGATCATCCCTTTACCGCTCTCATTGGTCTTGACCGCATGGAGCATCTTTGCGAAGCGCTTGGCGGCGAGCGCATTGATATCCCGAAGGGCACATATGCCAAGCTGAAGAAAGCGGAGATCATCGGTCAGCGCGGCAGCGCACGGTCGATTGCGCTGCGTGTCGGCTGCTCGATGCGCTATGTGAAGAAGATCCGCTCCGATCTTGTCGACGGGGACGCGGATGAGCCTGATCTCTTCACCGCGCCGGAGAAGAAACCGCACGATTGACGGCGGTCACCAGCTCTGCGATTTATAGACAGCACCCCGACCTACCTCGGGGTGAACAGTTCACCCCAAAATCTATGCGCCGTTCTTCTTTAGTGTGGCTCCACACCAAGGGAGCCATGAGCCGTGAGCGCAGCCTTCTCAACAGCCATTCAAACTGTTCTCGAACATGAGGGCGGGTATGTGAATGATGCGGACGATCCAGGCGGCGCCACCAATTGGGGCATCAGCTTGCGCTTTCTCCGGCAGGTCGGCGAGATCGATGCCGACGGTGACGGCTTCTTCGATTTCGACATCGATCGCTCAGGTGAAATTGATCCTGGCGACATCCAGCTTCTCACGAAAGAGGATGCGATGGCGCTCTACCGCGAACACTGGTGGGACAAATATCGCTACGAGGATCTTCCGCCCGCGATCGGTGTGAAAGTCTTCGATCTTTCGGTCAACATGGGTGCCGTGCAAGCGCATAAACTCCTGCAGCGCGCCTGCCATGCAGTGGGACTCCCCTTAACCGAAGACGGCATTCTCGGCCCACGCACGCGCGCTGCCGTGCAATCGGCTGACGCGTATCAACTGCGCGCCGCGCTGCGCTCGGAGGCTGCGGGCTTTTACCGCTCTCTCGTGGCATCCCGCCCGTCACTCAAGAAGTACCTCAAAGGCTGGCTCAGGAGGGCCTATCACTGATGGAACCTGTGAGCCTGGCACTTGGCATCGCCCAATTCGCAGCGCCCGCCCTTGGGCGCTGGCTCTTTGGTGAAAAGGGCGAAGAGACAGCCGAGAAAATTATCGACGTCGGCAAGGCCGTGGTGGGCACTGACAAGGCGGAAGATATCCTTCCGGCGCTCAAGGCGAACCCCGAGCTGCTCATCCGGTTCCAGCAACAGGCAACGCAGATCGAACTTGCCGAGCTGGAAGCCCACACCCGCCAGCTCGAAGCCGTCAACGAGACGGCCCGTGCGGCCATCAATTCCGACGATAAATTCGTCCGCCGCTGGCGCCCGACCTGGGGCTACGTGACGGCCGTCACCTGGGCTCTTCAATCCATGGCCATAATGTTCTGCTTTTGCGCAGCCGCTGTTGCCACGCTCTACGGAAAGGCGGAAGCGGTCACCGCACTCATGAACGGGGCAGCAAGCCTTGCGGGTGCGCTCACGGTCCAGTGGGGGGTCGCTCTGACGGTGCTCGGCGTCAATGTCGTGAAACGCTCCCATGACAAGCAGGTTTGCGCCGGCCAGCGGCCGGGAACCATGGCGCCGAGCGCCGTCACCGACCTTGTGCGCCGCGTCACGGGGGGTGCCCGTGGATGAGGTTGATTGGTGCCAGGAGTTTGAGGAAGAAGAGCGGCGCCTTCTCATTCGTCAATGTTTACGGACGGCGGGTTCGGCCGGATCAGTTACCGGCCCGGCCGGGACTGATTGCGCGGACTGCGGGGAACCGATCCCGCCCGAACGCCGGCGCGCTCAGCCCGGCGCACGACTTTGCGTTTCATGTCAATCAGAGAAGGAGAAAACCCGGTAATGGATAGCGGCACGGCCCTCAGCATCATCGGCGTAATTATTTCCGGGGCGGCCCTGATGGTGAGCTTCCTTGCCTTCCTGCGCCTTCTCAAACTCGACCGGTCCGGCAAATTCAAGGAACTCGGGGAAGCGATCGACAAAATCGAGGATGCGCGCATCGAGGACAAACACAAGCTGGTCGAACGGATCAGCCGCCTTGAGGGTGCGCTTACGCATATCCCGACGGCCGAGCAACTGGCCGCGCTCCGACGCGAGCTGCACAAGGCCGAAGCGGCCATCGCCAATGTGAATGCCCGTATCGAAGGTTTCGACGACATCCTTCGGAGCCATGAAAACCGCCTCTCACAGATCTTTGAGGATGCCCTTGTGAAGGGGCGCAGCCAAAGAGGTGGTGCATGATCCTTCCGGCCGATCTTCCTTATCTTCGCTGGGTGCTTCTTAAGCTGCTTGCCTCACAGGGCGGCGGTTATTGGGCCGCAGATGGCTCGCTCGCGCGCGGCCTCGATGCCATCGGCTTTGGTGCGAGTATGGCGCAGGTTCGCGCCGGCCTTTTCTGGCTGGCGGATGTGTCCGCCGCCGAGATCAAGACAGCCGGTGAGAATGTGAGCGCGCGGCTCACCCAGGCGGGCCTCGATGTGGTCGAAGGCCGGCAGCTTGTTCCGGGCATCAAGAAACCGCTGCACCTCGATCTGGAGGAATGACGATGGCGCGTCCGTCTTCCATCGACCAATTGCCGCGCGACGTGCGTGAGCTCATCGGTCAGCTCCGCATGAACGGGGTGACGATCGACAGTATTCTGGACAAGCTGAAAGAGCTCGATCTCGATGTGTCGCGCTCGGCCCTGGCGCGCCACACCCAGAAGATCGACGCCATTGCGGAACGCGTCCGGGAAAGCCGGGCGGCTGCGGACGCAATCATGGACCGGCTTGGCGCGTCGACCGACAACCGGCAGGCGCGGCTCAATATCGAGTTGATGCATGCAAGTCTGATGTCGCTCCTGGCGGGGGAAGACGGCGACGATGTGGTGCTCTCGGCGCAGGACGCGATGTTCCTTGGCCGCGCCCTCAAGGATCTCGCCTCGGCCTCGAAGCTTGATCAGGACCGTGAGATCAGGCTGCGCGACGAGATCGCTCGGCAGGAACGGGTGAAGGCCGCGGAGAAGGCGGAAAACGTAGCGCGCTCAAACGGCATGGATGCTAGCCAAGTCGCTTTCCTCCGCGCGCAAATCCTCGGTGTGCCCGTCGAGAAAGACGAGGGCAATGACTGAGACCGTTTCCGCCGAAGCTGTAACCGTTTCCTCCGCGCCTCTCGAAGGCGCGGAGTTGCAGAACGCGCTCGATCTCGTGGAAGAGATCCAGGAGGAACGTGCGTCACGCAAGCTAAAGCCCGCAGAGGTTCCACATGTTCTCCTGCCTTACCAAGCGCGCTGGCATGCGGATCGTTCGCCGGTGCGCATCGCGCTCAAATCCCGCCGCATTGGGTTCAGTTGGGGCGCGCTTGCTGCAGAGAGTGTGATCGAGGCGGCGGCGGCCAAGGAAGCCGGCGGTATGGACCAGTTCTATATGGGCTACAATCAGGCGATGGCTGCCGAGTTCATTGGGGACTGCACCTTCTTCGCTAAAGCCTTCGATCAAGCCGTCAGCGTAATCTCTGTTTTCCGTGACGTCGTGATGGTGGAAGATGAGCGCCGGGACATCCTGCGCTACAAGATCCGCTTCGCCTCCGGGCACCGTGTCGAGGCGCTCTCCTCGAACCCCTATAACTGGCGCGGTAAGCAGGGTCATGCGCGCATCGATGAGGCAGCTTTCCACGAAAACTTAAGAGAGGTGGTCAAGGGCGCGCTCGCCTTCCGCATGTGGGGCGGGCGCGTCGATATCGTCTCGACCCACAACACCGAGAACAATCCGTTCTTCGAGTACCTGCGGGACGTGCAGGCGAAGGTATTGCCCTGGTCCCCGCACACGATCACCTTTGACGATGCGCTGCGCGAGGGGTTTTACCGGCGCGTTTGCCTGGTCCGGGGAAATGACTGGTCGCAAGACGCCGAGGCGGATTACCGGCGCTCCATCCGGGCGGATTACCCGGATGCGGAGGACGCGGCCGAAGAACTGGATTGCATTCCGAAGCGAGGTAGCGGCGCTTACTTCACGCGCATGATCATCGAGCAATGCTGGGATGCGGAAATCCCGATTCTCTATCACGCGCGCCCTGCCGAGTTCGTACTCGATCCTTTGCGCGAGCGTAAGACACAGGAATGGATCGATGAGGTCTTGCGGCCCGTCATCGATGCCATGCCGAAGGACAAGCGCACCGCCTTCGGGCAAGATTTCGGGCGGTCGGGCGATCTGTCAGACATCTGGGTTCTTCAGGAAGAAGGCGACCATTGGCGCACGGCTTTCCTGCTGGAGCTGCGCAACATCCCCTTCGATGTGCAAAAGCAGATCATGCTGTTCGTCCTTCAAAATCTGCCGCTTCTTCAGAACGCCAAGTTCGACAGCCGTGGCAACGGGCAAAGCCATGCCGAGGCTGCGCTTCAGGCGCTCGGCCCCTCCTTTGTCGAGTGCGTGATGCTTTCCGCCGGCTGGTATGCGGAATGGTTTCCGAAGTACCGCTCAGCCTATGAGGGCCGCTCTATCCGCGTGCCGAAATCGGAAGACATCGTGCAGGACCACCGGCTCATTGTGCTGCGCGACGGCAAGCCTGTTGTCTCGGCCGCCAAAGTCAAAGGTTCGGATGGCAAGGACCGGCACGGCGACAGTGCCGTTGCCGGGCTGCTTGCCTGGGCAGCTGCGACCGGCGAGAGCCTGCAGCCCTCGGCCGGCGCGACCATCCAGCGGCATAGCCCCGTCGAGAACCGGCCATCGCGGGGCCTGATTAAACGGCCAGTAGAAAGAGGACGCCGGCGATGGGCTTGATCGATTTCATGATGCGGCCTTTCCGCAAGGAGCAGGAACCCGAAACGCCAATGCGCGAGGCGGCCGGGCAGACGATCGACGGTGAAGAACATGGCTGGCGGCGCCTGACCGGTGACGGCATGCGCAACCTGCAGCCGCTGACGCAGTCACGCATGCAGGAGCTTGCCGTCTATCTTTGGCGGACGAACATGCTGGCGAACCGGCTCATCGAACTGCCGGTCGCTTACCTTCTGGCGGAGGGCGTGGAACTCACCGCGCCCGATGAGGAAGCCAAAGGCTGGCTCGATGCCTTCTGGCGCGACCCGATCAATCAGATGGATATCAAGCTGCCGAAGAAGGTACGCGAGCTTGCGATCTTCGGTGAGCAATGCTGGCCGGTCTTCGTAAATGAGATGAACGGCCATGTCCGGCTCGGCTATCTCGACCCGGCGCTGATCGAAACCGTGGTGACGGATCCCGACAATATAGAGCAGCCGATCGGGGTGGTGACCACGAAGGATAAGCACGGCCGCACCAAGCGCTACCGTGTCATTGTCAACGGCCCCGAAGAGGTTTTCTCGCAGCGTACCCGCGAGATCCGCGAGACATTCGAGGATGGCGAATGTTTCTACTTTGCCGTCAACCAGCTTTCGAGTTCGACGCGCGGGCATTCCGACATGCTGGCGCTTCTCGATTGGCTCGACTCCTACGACACCGCAATGTTCGGAGAGCTGGAGCGCTGGGATCTGCTCCGCGCCTTCATCTGGGATGTCACGATGAAGGGCGCGACGGAAGAAGAGGTCAACAAGCGGGCCAGTCAGATCACGGTGCCGAACGCCGGCAGCGTGCGGGTTCACAATGATGCCGAGGAGTGGAAGGCCGAAGCGCCCAATCTTCATTCGAGCGACAGCGACGGCCTTGCGCGGCTTTTCCGCAATCATATTCTGGGCGGCTCGACTTTGCCGGAGCACTGGTATGGCGGCGGCGGTGATGTGAACCGGGCGACAGCGGGCGAGATGGGCGAGCCCACGGTGAAGATTTTCACGATGCGCCAGCGCTTCTGGGGGTACATCCTCTCGGAGGTTGGCACCTTCGTAATCCGTCAGCGTCTGCGCGCCTATTATGGCGCAGAGCCGGAGGCCTCGGACGATCCTGCCGTCTATGTGCCTGAAGCCCGCTTCCCTGAACTCACCTCGAAAGACACGTCGAAATTCGCAACCGCGCTGCAGCAGGTTGTGCTGGCCGCCGCAACGGCGGTTGACCGCGGACTTCTCTCGGAAGAAACAGCTCTTAATCTCATCGGCTTGGTGGCATCCCAGCTCGGGCTTTCGATCGATCCCTCCGCAGAGCTGGAACGGATCCGCGCTGAGCGCACGCGGAAAGACGAAGAGGATGGCTTCGTGCCAGGCGAGACCGGCGACGGCGAAACCAGCGATGAGCAGTAGGCATGGCGACCGACGCAGAGCGCAACCGGGCATTCCAGGCCGAACGGCGTCGGCAGATCAAAGCCTATGCCGGTATTCATCGGGCTGCCCTCGATGACGTCAAACGCCTTTTGGAAAAAGCGCAGGCGAACATCGCGGCGGAGCTGAAGGCCGCGCCTAGCGATTTTCAATCCTGGCATCTCGCCAATCTCAATCAGTCGATCGATGCCACGCTTGCGGAAATCGGAACGGAGATGAGCGAAGCAGGAAGCGTGCGCATTGAGGCCGCCCATCAGGCCGGCGTCTCGCTCATCGATGAGCCGATCCGGGCCGGCGGGATCAATATCGCGGCGGTGCTCCAGTCACCCGACACAAGACAGCTTGCCGCCATGCGCACTTTCTTCACAGACAAGCTCAAGGATGTGAGCCGGGAGGCAGCGGCGAAGATCAAGTCGCAGCTCGGCCTCTCCATTGTCGGAACGCAAACGACCGGCGATGCCGTGACGCAGGTGCAGGGCATCTTGAAGTCCAGCCGCTCACGCGCCATCACCATTACGCGGACCGAGATCGGCCGGGCCTACTCGACCGCTGCTCAGGAGCGGATGAGCCAGGCGAAAGAGGTGGTGCCAGGCCTCAAGAAGCAATGGCGCCGGTCCGGCAAGATCCATAGCCGCCTGCAGCACGATCTGACCGACGGGCAAATCCGCGATGTGGACAAACCCTTTAACGTTGGCGACACCGAGCTCATGATCCCGCGCGACCCGAATGGCCCCGCCAAAGAAACGATCAATTGCGGCTGCCTGTCTTTGCCCTACATGGAACATTGGCGTGTGGCACAGCCGGACCGCCAGCCTTTTTCGGATCAGGAAGTTTTCCTCAATCCGCGCAAGCGCAATATCGCCCGCGAACTCAATCCCCCGATCAGCCGTGCGGCGCCGGGGCTTTCCTCTATCCGCGCCCTGGAACGGGAGCACGCCGCAACAGCCCGGCGTATCATTGCCGATCAGCTGCAAACGGAGAGCTTTCGGCGCTTTCTGAAAGGATCCACGAAGACGCGGGATCATTTCCCCGTCGGTCTACTGGGAGAGGATCTGAAGGCCGCGCTCGGTTCGGAGGCTTCCGTCCTGCGGCTTTCAACCTTCACGCATATCAAGCAGCAAGCGCACCGGCGAGGCCAGGCGTTCACCCCGGCCGATTACCGCCGCGTCCAGGCGCTCCTGGACGAAGGCACGGCCTTGCAGGAAAGCGACCGGCTGGTGCTGGTCTTCGGCGAGATCGAGGGGAAACTCTGGAAGGCAGTTGTTAAACGGACTGAAAGCGGGCGGGAGCTTTATCTGCAGTCCCTGCACCGGGCGACTGCCAAACAGCGCCGGAGAGAGATAGCGCGTCATCGTCTTGTGCGGGAGGGAAAGTGACGGCTGGCGGGGAGCGACACACCCCCGCACGGGCCCGAAGGTTACCGGCTCTCGCATTTGCTCAGCCGTCACGTCCAGAAGATAGGAGACTTAGCCAGGGCCGTCAAAGATCTTCTCTAGTCCTATAATAGCGGTGAACCTTGTCGTTCAGCCATCCTAGGATAAAGAAATATCCGAAACCCACCAAAGTTCCTAGCCATGCCGGAACGGGGAGTTGATACCCAAGCCATATCAAAAAGGCTGCACCAATAGCCCATAGGAGAAAGGCGATGGTCATGCTCATTTCACTGTGCTTCTTGTCCATGGATGCCTCCGGTTCATTGGATGCAGTCTAGATGAACTCTGAGCATAAACGGACCGCCGTCGGTGATCGATAAAATCCGGCCCGTGTGGGCGCTTGTCTGCCCGCCGGGCCACCACCGGCCCTGAAACACCAAGAAGGGCCTCTCACGGCCTCTTAAAGGCTCTTAAAAGGCCGCTTCGTTCCCTCTCCTGCAAGAGAGAACGCCCCAGCCGCCTGAATTTCCGGAAATCGGGGTGAACTGTTCACCCCAAGCCTGTCTCCAGCCCCGCCGCTAGGGTGCACTTCAACGGCCGCGAGATGGGGCCGATTTGCATTTCAGGCTTCTGGAGATTTTCATGGCACGGAACAGAGCTTCGGCGCAACCCGCATCAAGCAGCTCCTCCCAGGCGGCGGAAACGGCATCAACCGAAAAACAGGAGCAGGGTGCCGCACCTGCCCCTGACGCAGATGCCGCTTCCGCCGCCGCTCCTGAGAAGGAGAGCGGCAAGCAGACGGCGGAGCAAGCCAAGAAGGCAGGTAAAAAGGCCGATCAGGAACTCTCCGCTACCGATCTCGCCCCGTTTCTTGGGGAGATGCGCGACCTGGAGAAGGGCAAGGACGGCCGGCTCAAGGCCGTTCTCCGCGAAGTCACCGAGGCGGACATCCTTTCTTTCCGTCAGAACGGCGACGAGGTTTCCGTCGTCACAGCCGACGGTCACCGCCACGCGCTCAAGCTTGGAGAACTGGCATGAGCGGCGCGGTGGCCGTTGCGGGCCTTTCGGGCGCTCTGCTGGTTGAAGCGGCGTTCCGCGAGGCGAAGGGCGAGGTGCCGGCGCTTGGCATCATCGGGCCGGAAGCCGTCCGGGAAGCTTTTGAAGGCGACCTCACGCAGCTCAGAGACCTTCTTCAGGGCGCCGTTAAGAAGGCGCTGGAGCTTGCGGGTGAAGAGGAGTGGTGGCCTTACGTCCATGCCCTTTTCGATGATTTCATCGTCGTCGAGCAGAAGGACGGCAAGCTCCTCAAATATCCCTACGAGATCGACGGCACGAAAGTCACGCTGGGCACGCCCCAGGAAGTCGTGAAACGCTTCGTGCCGGCCGAAGAAGGCTCGGCTGCATCGATGACCGAAGCGGCATCGCCGCTCTTCATTGAAGCGCGGGACGAGGCGACCTACCGGATCCGCATCATTAAGGCTGGGCTCTCCGGCAACCGGAACTACTATCCCGACGCCGTCCTGCGCGAAGCCGTGCCGCTGTTCGAGGGCACCCGTGTCTTCGTCAAATCGGACGCCGAGCATCTTTCCGGCGGCGGTAAGGATGTGCGCAACCTGATCGGCGCGCTGCGCAATGTGACCTTCACCGAGGGTACGGGAACCGACACGGGGGAGCTGCAGGCCGATCTCGTACTCCTGGAACCTGAAGGCGATATCGCGGTCAAACTACGGGAAGCCTGGAGCCGCAAACTCACCGAGCTCTTCGGCTTCTCCATCGATAGCCGCGCGCTCGCCAAGACCCGCAAGGCCGGCCAGGTCACGGTCCGCGAAGCGGTGAAATTCACCGCCGTCAACTCCGTCGATCTCATCGTCGAACCCGGCGCCGGAGGCGCCATCATCAACCTCATCGAAGCAAAAGGAGATCCGCTTATGGATCGTGAGGAAATCATCGCCCTGCTTGAAGCCAAAGGGCTGCTCAAGGGTAAGAATACGGACCGGCTCTCGGATGAAGAGCTGACCACGATGCTGCGCGAAGCCGTCGGTACGGCCGCGCCGGCTGAAACGGCAACGGCGGGTGATACCGTGACCCGCGACGAGCTGCGGATGATCGAAGCGCGTCAGACGATGCGCGAGAAGGTCGATGCCTCCTCGCTGCCGGATGCGGCCAAGAAGCGCGTCAAAACCCGCTTCCTTGAGATGGCCAGCTTCCGCGAAGCGGATGTCGATGAGGCTATTCGGGAGGAAGCGGATTATCTCGCCACCTTTACGGAGAGCGGCCGGGTGAACGGGCTTGGTGACACGCCGCGCATCGAGATCGGCCGGTCGCGTTTCGACAAAGTCAATGACATGTTCGATGCGTTCTTCGATCCCTCGCACAAGGACCACCGGCACGCGCGTTCCTTCAAGGAATGCTATGCGGCCGTGACGGGTGATACCCGCGTGACGGGCCGTCTGTCCGATGCGGATGAAACGCTGATGCGCGAAGCGCTGGACAGTGCGAGCTTCTCCGATGTGCTCGGCAACGCGATGAACCGCCGCTTGATCGCCGATTACAATTCGCCGACGAGCTACGACATCTACAAGGCGCTCACCGGTTCGCCGGTGCCGATCAATGACTTCCGCACCCAGGAGCGTGTCCGTTTCGGCGGCTATGGTGACCTGCCGGTCGTGGCCGAGAGCGGTGATTATACGGCGCTCGACAGTCCGACGGACGAGAAGGCGAGCTATAGCGTGTCAAAGCGCGGCGGGATCGAGACCATCACGCTTGAGATGATCAAGAACGATGATGTCGGCGCGATCCGTCAGATTCCTGGTAAAATGGGCCGGGCCGCAAAGCGCACGCTCTCAAAGTTCGTGCTCGATTTCCTGCGCACCAATCCGGTCATCTATGACGGCGTCACGCTCTTTCATGCGAGCCATAACAATCTGGGCGCGGCGGCGCTTAGCAGCGCATCGCTCGCTGCGGCCCGCCTCGCCATGTTGAAGCAACAGGAAGCCGGCTCCGATGAGCCGCTCGGCATCGGTCCGCGCTATCTTTGGGTGCCGCCGGAACTTGAGGAAGCCGCTGTCGATCTTTTCCGCCGCAACACGGAAAACGACAAGACGTTCCAGCAGAGCCTGAGCCTTGAAGTCATGCCCGTCTGGTACTGGACCGATGTCAATGACTGGGTGGTGACGGCCGACCCGGCCGATATCCCCATCATCGAGCTTGGGTTCCTGGACGGGAACGAAGAACCCGAGCTCTTCGTGCAGGACAACCCGACCGTGGGCTCCATGTTCAGCTCCGACAAGCTCACTTACAAGATCCGCCACATCTACGGCGGCACCGCAAAAGACTCTCGCGGCGCCTACAAGTCAGTCGTGGCGTAACGGAATAACCCCGAGAGCAGAGAGCGCGGGGGCACTGGAACGGCAGTCCCGCGCTTAGAAAGAAGTCCCCGGCTTGCGGCGCCGTTCCGCTTCAAGCCGGGGCATGAATTTCAGAAACAGGTCCGCAGATGGCGCTCGCCGATTTCCAGTCTCTGGTTTCCAATCTCATCCGCGACTACAGCGGAGAGATTGCCGATGCCGACCGCGACCAGGCGCTCTCGCTCGCAGTGACGCGCTATTCGACGGACCGCCCCCGCACGCATATCGAGGCTGTCCTGGCGGGCGGCACCACGGCGCTCGATCTTCCTCAAGCATGGGAAGAGAATTTCAGTACGCTTCGGGCACTCGGCATCCCAGGACAAGGCGAGATCGCGGGCAAGGTCGAGCAGACCATCACCGGCACCATCATCCGCACGGCCGACACGATCCGCAGCGGCACGAACGTGCATGTCAGCTTCACGGTCCAGCATGTGTTGGACGAAAACGACGATACCATTCCGCCCGCCGACCGGGAGGCCGTGGCGAGCTGGGCGGCGGCGCTTCTGCTCGAACAGCTCGCGAGTTATTACGCCGGCGCGAAGCAATCGACGATCGATGCGGACAGCGTGGATTGGCAGTCGAAAAGCCGGGACTTTGCCGGCCGTGCCGCGCGGCTGCGTAAGCTCTACCAGGATCATCTGGGCATCGATCCGAAACGTAATGTGCCGGCCGCCGCCGTTGTCGATCTCAACCGGCCGAACAGCCTTGGCCGCTCACGCCTGATCAAGGGCCGGGGGCGTATCTGATGAGTAACGGGCTTGATATCCGTATCGATCTTCACTCGGCAGAGGCGCTGATCGCAGCCTTTGAAGAAGCGCCCGAGATCGTCGAAGAGGAGCTTTACGGGGCAACCTGGGAGGCTTCGCTTTTCCTGCAGCGTGAAGTACAGGAACGCACGCCGGTCGGTGTGGGCGGTGGCGGCGGGCTCAAGGGTTCGATCTCGGCGCGTGAACCTGGCCGCATTGCAGACGGCGTAATCGGCGCTGTTGCGACGTCACTCGCCCATGCAGCTCCCGTCGAGCTCGGCACGAAGCCGCATATGCCGCCTGTAAAGCCGATAGAGGATTGGGCGCGGATCAAGCTCGGGCTCGCCCCGCAGGAAGCCAAAGGCGTGGCCTTTGCCATCGCCCGCAAGATCGCGCGTGAAGGCACGGAAGGCGCTTTCATGTTCACCGAGACCTTCGAGGAAGGTGAAGATCAGGTGCAGGCGATTTTCGGTCAGGCGCTGGAGCGCATCGCTGCCCGCATGGCGGAGGCGCGGTGATGCAACAGGACATGGAGCTCATCCGCGAGGCGATTGCCGCCAAGATCGAGGGTGTGGCGGATGCCGGCATCGTGCAGCGCCATGAGCGCTGGGCACAGCGCCAGGACAAATTCCGTGCCCGCTACGAGCAGGATGGCAAGATCAAGGGCTGGTTCGTGCGCCGTATCCGCCGCCGCGCCCGTGTGCTGACCTATGCGGTTAATGAGGTCCAGCATTCGTGGGTGATCCGGGGCTTTCGTTCCTTCAATGACGAGAGCGCCAGCGAGATCGAGTTCGACCGCCTGATCGAGAGCATTGTGGAAGCCTTCCGGGCGGACGACACGTTGGGCGGTACGGTCATCACCTGCACCACACCGCAGGCGGCGGGCCTTCAGCTCAACGAGAGCGCGCCGGTCATGTTCGCCGGTGTTCTCTGTCATGGGGCTGAGCTGGAACTGACGACAATCACGCTTGAAGGCCCGGATGACGAAGCGCCGGAATATCTGCGCGAGCTTTATTTGAACGGCGATCTGATCGCGTCGAGTGGGGACGGCGATGCTTGATCTTGAATACCGCATTGCTGAACTCGAACGGCGCTTGGCCAATATCGCGCAGCTCGGCACCATCTCTGCCGCCGATTACGGCAAGGCGCGGGTGCGCGTGAATATTGGAGAGCGGCAGAGCGGCTGGCTTCCCTGGGTAACAGCCCGCGCCGGCGGAGACCGGACTTGGTGGGCGCCTGAGATTGGCGAGCAGGTGCTCGTGATCTCACCTTCCGGCAACCCGGCGCAGGGCATCGTCATGCCGGCAATTTACAGCCAGGCCGCGCCGGCACCAGGTGCCTCGGCGGATGTAGCCAGGATCGAGTTCGCCGATGGCACGGTGATCGAATATAGCCGTGGCGAAGGACGTCTTTTTGCCAATGTGAAGGGTGATGTCGAGGTCGTGGCGGAGGGCACCGTGACTGTCGATGCAGGAGGCGATGTCACTGTGACCTCTGCCGCGTCCATCGCAGTGGAAGCGTCGGCCAACGTCTCCATCACCGCGCCCTTTGTCAGCATTCAATCGACCGAAGGTGGTGCGGCTCAAGCCTCTCTCAAAGGTAACTTTTCGCTTGAGGGCAATCTCGACGTGACCGGCAACATCAATGCGACCGGTGACATTCTCGCCGGCGGCGCGAACTCCAACCACCATGACCATTGAGGCAGCCATGAAAACGGAAACCTATGAAGTTCTGAAGCAGCTCCCGCTCCGCAAGGAGAACGGCGAGCCCTGGCAGCCGGGTGAGCGCATCCAGCTTGCTGCGCGCGCCGCCAAGTATCTCCTGCTTTCCGGCCACCTTGCTGCGCCGGACGCGCCCAAGACGAAGACAAAGAAAACGCCGGTAGAAACGGAGATTAAAGACTGATGACCACGGGCATGAGCGCGCATACAGGCAAAGCCCTGTCGGGTCAGGATCACCTGATCCAGTCGATCGGCGACATTCTGTCGACGCCGATCGGCACGCGCGTCATGCGCCGTGAATATGGTTCGGCCCTGTTCGAGAAGATCGACCGGCCAATGACGCCGGAGCTCCTGGTGGACATTTATGCCGACGTGGCCGAGGCGCTCGATCGCTGGGAGCCGCGTTTCGAGCTGAAGCATGTACGGGTGGCGGCAGCGGAGGCCGGCCGGTTCACGCTCGATCTCAAAGGCCGCTGGCTGCGCACGGGTGAAACTCTGACGCTGGAGGGCATCACCCTATGAGCCGCTTCGATGTCATTGATCTTTCTTCGCTTCAAAAGCCGCAGGTTATCGAGGAGCTTTCCTATGAGGCGATTCTTGCGGCGCTGAAAGCCGATTTTCTGGAACGCAACGAAGACTATGATGCCGCCTTCCTTGAAAGCGATCCGGCTATGAAGCTGCTGGAGACGGCGGCACACCGCGAATTGTTGATCCGCCAGCGCGAGAACGACAAAGCCCGCTCGATCATGCTGGCCTTCGCGGCAGGCAACAACCTCGATCACATTGCGGCAAATTACAGCGTCGAGCGCCGGCTGCTCTCTCCCGGCGATCCGGAAGCCTTACCTCCGATCGAGCCGGTTTATGAAGACGATGCGTCACTGCGCCGCCGTGTTCAACTCGCACCGGAAGCCCTATCCGTTGCCGGGCCGCGCGGCAGCTATATCTTCAATGCGCTTTCGGCCGGGGAAATTCCCACCGATATCCAGGTGGAAACGGGCGTTCCCGGCATTGTGACCATCACCTACGAGTTTGCCGAAGGGGGCATCGCCGCAAACGTGAAGGACGCGGATGCTTTCCGTTCCGCGCCCGGCGATGTAACCGTCATCGTGATGGCGCATGAGGGCGACGGCGTCCCGGATCAGGCAACTCTCGATGCCGTCGAGGCACATCTGACGGATGAATATGTCCGGCCGCTCTGCGACACGGTATTCGTTCTTCCCGTTGAGATCGTCACCTACACGGTCGATGCGGTGCTCGAAATCACCGATGGACCGGAGGCGCCGCTCATTCTTGCTTCGGCCAATGCGGCCGTCGAGAAATACATTACTGGCCAGCACAAGATCGGCCGGCGTGTAACAGAAAGCGGTCTCAAAGCGGCGCTTACGGTTGCCGGCGTCGAAAAGGTGCGCCTTAACGCTCCGGCGGTCGATGTCGAACCCACACGTTACCAGGCGGCATATTGCACGGGCATCACCTTGACCACGGAGGTGGCCGGTGACTGAACTTCTGCCGCCCAATGCCAGCCAGCTTGAGCGCGACCTCGATGCAAGCATCGAGCATGCGCTCGCTATCCCGGTCCGCATTGCCGATGTCTGGGATCCGCACACTTGCCCGCTCGACATTCTGCCTTGGCTTGCCTGGGCCTGGTCGGTGGATCTCTGGGATGAGAACTGGTCGGTTGAGGCGCGGCGGAACACAACCGCTGCGAGCCTCGCATTTCATAAACGAAAAGGCTCTCCAGGCGCGATGCGCGATGCGCTGCGCGCGGCCGGTTACGGCGAGGTGGAATTTATCGAGCGGCTCGATGCGCGCCGGTATGACGGACGCGCCAGTTACGACGGGGTCCATTTTTACAGCGAGAGCGAACACTGGGCCTGGTACTCGATCGTGCTGCAGAAACCCGTTTCCATCGCCCAGGCCGCGCAGGTCCGAGAGATCCTCGACCGCGCTCAACCTGAGCGCTGCAAGCTACATGAACTGCGCTACGACCAGGCGCTGAACCTCTATAACGCCGCCATCACCTATGACGGCGCATATACACACGGAGTTGTCGATGGCCAATCTGCCTGAAGCCGCCACATGGGAAGGTGGTATTTATCAGCTTGAGCTCACGGATCCCGTTCAAGGCGGCCCGGACGGTATTTCCAACAATCAGGCAAAGCAGCTTGCGAATCGCACGGCTTACCTAAAGCAGGAAGTCGAGCTGCGCGCGCCGATTGCCTCGCCTGTCTTCACTGGTAACCCCACAGTGCCGACGCAGCCGCCCGGAAACAATTCGCTGAGCGCGGCAAATACCGCCTTTGTGCAGGCAGCCATTGCCGCGCTCGTGGCCAGCTCTCCCGCAGCGCTCGACACATTGAACGAGCTAGCGGCAGCGCTGGGCGATGATCCGAACTTTGCCACAACCGTGATGAACGCGCTTGCCCTGAAAGCGCCGCTTAATTCTCCTGCCCTTACCGGCACACCGACAGCCCCGACGCAGGCCCCTGGTGACAGCTCGCTTGCCCTCTCGACCACCGAATTTGTGCAACAGGCCGTGGCAGGATTTCAAACCGTTCCCGTGGGCGCGGAAATGGATTGGCCGTTTGAGACGCCGCCAGCCGGGTGGTACGAGGCGGACGGCGCCTTGATTTCACGAGTGGATGCTGCTGCGTTGTGGCAGAGGGCGTCGCAATCGAACCTTATTGTATCCGAAGCTTTCTGGCTCAGCGGTCAGACCGGCTATTACTCGGTCGGTGATGGCAGCACCACTTTCCGGTTGCCGGATTTTCGCGGTTATTTTTCGCGTGCCTGGGACCATGGACGCGGAATTGACAGCGGACGCGGCCAGGGCAATGCGCAGGAAGACGCGTTTCAGGGGCACACCCATTACATGGAGCGAATTCTTCGCGCCGGTCCGGCCGGTACGACCAACTATCCATCCTTTGAAGATAGCGAAGGAACCGCCGATGAAACGGGCCAGCCGATCAGCGACGGCACGAACGGCATTCCGCGCATTGCGGCAGAGACCCGGCCCAAAAACATCGCCCGGATGCGGATTATCTATGCAGGGAACCAGTGACGATGGCACCTACCCTTTATCATTTCGATGCACTGACCGGCGAGCTGAGCGGCACGACGCCCGCGCGGGCAAATCCAAAGCAGGAGGGCGCTTGGCTGCTCCCCGCTTTTGCCACCTTCACGGCACCGCCGGAAGTGGCAGAACATGAGGCGGCTGTCTATGCCGAGGGAGCGTGGACAATTGTTCCCGATTGGCGCGGGCATACCTACTGGCTTGCCGATCGCAGCAAACACAAAATCACCGAGCTTGGTATCGAGCCGCCCGCCGAGGCGTTGTCCGAGATGCCAGCTCCTCCGTTTGCAGAAGTGAAAGCGGCAGCGCTTCAGAAAATCGACACCGATGCTGAAGCGGCCCGGATGCTGTTCATCACACCTGGAGAGGGACAAGCCTGGACCTATCAGCGCAAGGAGCGTGAAGCGGAAGCCTTTATGGCGGATGCAAGTCCCGACCCTGCCGACTATCCGGTCTTGAGCGCCTGCATTCCCGGTGACGGGGCTGACCTTGCGGCCGTTGCCCAGACCGTGCTTGCAGCCCGTGATGCCTGGCTGCAGGTCGGCGCGGCTATCGAAGGCATCCGGCGCGCCGCCAAAACGCAAGTGGAAGCGGCCGGTGATGTGCCCGCTATTCAAACCATTCTCGACGGCCTTTCTTGGCCGCAGCCTTAACCGAAGGAGGGCTTGATGCCTGAACAGTTTTTGCACGGTGTAGAAGTAATCGAAATCGACGAGGGCATCCGTCCCATCCAGACGGTGAAATCCTCGGTCATCGGCCTTATCGGCACGGCGCCCGACGCGGTTGGGGCAACGTTCCCGCTCAACACGCCGGTACTACTTGCCAATCAGCCGCGCAAGGCTGCCGATCTTGGCGATGCCGGCACGCTGAAAGATGCGGTGGATGCAATCTACGATCAGACGGGTGCAACGATCGTTATCATCCGCGTCGAAGAAGGTGTCGACACCACGGCAACCATGTCGAACATCGTGGGGGACAGCGCGCTCGGCACCGGTGTCCATGCTTTCCTCTCGGCCGAGAACGAGGTCAAAGTGCTCCCGCGCATTCTCTGCGCGCCCGGCTTTACGGGTGACCGGCCTGCAGCTGCCGCCAATCCGGTCGTGGCGGAGCTTGTCGGGATTGCCGAGAAGCTGCGGGCTGTCATTGTCGCCGATGGCCCGAACACGACGACTACCGAAGCGATTACCTGGCGGGAAGACTGGGGCTCGGCGCGCGTTTATGTGACCGACCCGGCCGTCAAGGTTTGGGACACGGCTCTTTCGCAGGCCGTCGTGCAGCCCGTCTCTGCCCGTGTGGCTGGCGCCATTGCCAAGCGGGATAATGAGCGCGGTTTCTGGTGGTCGCCTTCCAATCAGGTGCTGAACGGCATTGTCGGTACGGCCCGGCCGATCGGCTTCAACATGTCCGATCCGAATTCGGAGGCGAACCTGCTTAACGAAAACGAGGTGGCGACCGTCGTTTTGAAAGACGGCTACCGGCTCTGGGGCAACCGGACCTGTTCGGACGATCCGCTTTGGGCGTTCCTCTCCGTGCGGCGCACGGCCGACATGGTCTATGAGAGCGTCGAGCGCGCCTTCCTCTGGGCCATGGACCGCCCGCTTTCCGCTCAGCTCGTGCTCGATATCCAGGACAGCGTGCAAGCCTATCTTGGCTCGCTCCAGGCACGGGGCGCGATCTTGGGCGGCACCGTCTGGCTCGACCCCGAGCTCAACACGCCGGATCAGCTCATGGCGGGCAAGCTCTATCTCGATTTCGACATCGAGCCGCCCGCGCCGCTTGAGCGCCTCACGTTCCGGGCGCACCGCAACGCCGGCTACTACGAAGAGCTGGTCAACCAGGTTCTCGAAGCCGCCTAAAGGCGCGCATCGAGCCCTCACAGGGGCGGCCGAACTGCCCCTGAGAGCCATTTAATCAGGCACTGAAAAGGATTTCAGACATGTTGCCCAAGACACTCCGGAACTTCACCGGCTTCATCGACGGTTTCGGCTATGCCGGTAAGATCAAGGAAGGCGTGCCGCCGACCGTCTCGCTGCAAGTGGAAGAGTATCTGGCCGGCGGTATGGCCGCGCCGATCGATATCGACATGGGTGCGGTGGAGAAGATGGAATGTTCCATGACCTTCTCAGAGTTCTCCAACGCACTCTATGCCCATATCGGCAAGACCGACACGCCGCTCACCTTGCGCGGCGCGCAAGTGGGCCCGAACGGGGAAACCGAAAGCGTGATCTATCAGATGCGCGGTCTCCTGCGGGAAGTCGAGCCCGGTACCTGGCAGCGCGGCTCGATGCCCGACAAGAAGCTCATGTTCACGCCGCATTACCTGAAAATCTCCGTCGCCGATCAGCCGGTGGTGGAGATCGATGCGGAGAACATGATCCGCCGCATCGCAGGCGTCGACCAGATGGCCGATCAACGTCGCGCGCTGGGTCTCTAAGCGGCAGGACGTGAGGAAAAGAGATGAAGCATATCAAACTCGATCACCCCGTTACCGTGAACGGCACGACTATCCGCGACATCAAGATGCGCCGGCCGAAGGTGCGCGATGAACTGGCCGCCCAGACTTACAAGGAAGAGGCGGAGCGCGAGCTGATGTATTTCTGCTCGCTCACGGAGCTAACCCGCGAAGAACTGGAAGAGCTTGACTTGGCTGACTGGGGCAAGCTGCAGAAGGCTTTCGAGGAGATGCTGCAGCCGGGAAAGCCGGGGGAGCCTCCTCTGCCGGATCGTTGAGGCTTTCCGTCCTCCAGCTTTGCAGCGTGTCGGGCGGCAATCTTGCCGAATGGCTCGACATGCCGCTCGATGAGTTTGACCAGTGGCGCGAAGCGGCCGCGCAACTGAAACAGGCAGAGAAATGAAGAAGCTCGGTTACGGCATCGAGGTCGGCGCAACGCTTGGCGGCAGCTTCCGCTCCACGATGGGGCAAGCGCGCCAAACGATCGGCGGTGTCGGCAAATCGGTCAAGGCTCAGGAGCGGGACCTCAAGTCCCATGCCCGTTCTGCCCGCAATACCGCGCGTGAGACGGACCGTCTAGATCGCTCGTCTTCCCGCCTCGGCCAGTCCATGCGCCGCACGAAGGAAGAAATCGCCCGTGCCGCGCGCGGCGCCGCGAATTACGGCCGCACGCTCGGCCGGGCGGCCGCTCAGTCCCGGAAGCTGGGCAAAATGGGAGCATTGGCCGGGAAAGGGCTCGACTTCGCCGCGAATAAATACACCGCCTTGGTGGGTGCCGTGGGCCTTGGTGCCACGATCCGGCAAGTCGGCAACCTGGAAGAACGATTTGTCCGCCTCGGCATTCAAGCCAACAAGAGCCAGGCTGAAATCAATGCGCTGAAGAAAGATATTTTCGACATTGCGCTTGCTGATGATGTACGCGTCGATGCCGGCGAAATCACCGCCGCCGTCGAAACGATTGTCGAAAAGACCGGTGATCTCGATCTCGCCCGTGAAAACCTCCTCAACATTGCGCTGGCCGTTCAGGCATCAGGCGCAGCCGGCCAGGACATTGGCGCGATGGTCGCCAATATGTGGGACAAGTACAGTATCCGGGACGCCGAAGAGGTGCTTCGTCAGCTCGACCGCTTTGTCGAGCAAGGCAAGTTTGCCTCTTTCGCTCTGAAGGATCAGGCAACACAGAGCGAGCGGTTAATGGCTGCCTATGCCGGCGTCGGCCGCAGCGGTGCGGCTGCCGCATCGGAGCAAGGCGCGCTTATTCAGATGTTCCGCAAAGGCACTGGCTCGGCCGAGCAGGCAGTCACGGCCTTTGAGCGCACCCTGGCGGAACTGCGCTCCAAATCGGAGGATGTCGAGGATATCGGTGTCGATGTCTGGGATCCGGAAGCCCTTGCCGAAGGCCGCAGGGAAATGCGCGCCGTCACGGATGTGCTGAAGGACTTGATCACCGCCACCGAAGGCGATGTGAAAAAGCTCGGCGAGATATTCGGGGATGAGTCCATTCGCGGCATCAACGTCCTCGCGTCTGAATTTAACCGCACCGGCGAATTCAAACAGCTGGACGATCTTCTTCAAACGGGCGGCACAGGTGATGCGCTTGCTAAGGATGCCGCGCGCGCAAGCCGGACGTTCAACCAGTCGCTCGGCGCGCTCTCGACGGCATGGGAGCGTTTCGCAGACAGCAAGTTAAGCAAGCCGGTGGATTTGCTTGCCTCCGCTATCAACAATCTTGGGGCGGAAGGGGCGAATACGGCCTTCACGATCGGCACAATCGGAGCGGGCTTGGTGGGCTCGGCCATCGCCGCGCGCAAGCTCGGCATCGGAAAACTCTTTTCGCGCGGGCGCAAAGGTGCTGCTGCGCGCGCGACAAGCACGGTGGGTGCCGGTCTTGGCGGCTTTGGCGGCGTTACGCCTGTGCATGTGACGAATATGCCGCCAGGCGGGTTCGGTGGCCTTGGCGCTGGCGGGAAAGGCCGCGCAGGCCGGGGCGCTGCGCGGGCCGGACGGCTCGGCCGGGCACTGCGTGGCGGCGGGAAGCTGCTTGGCCGGGCAGCTTTACCTCTGGCGGTCGGCCTGGGCGCGGTCGACCTCATCGGTGCGGCGCGCAGCGGCAATGCAGAGGCGGTCGGCCGGTCGGGCGGCGGTCTTGCCGGCGCATTGGGCGGGGCGGCAGCCGGTGCCGCTCTGGGCTCAATCGTCCCCATTATCGGCACGACGATCGGGGGCATCCTGGGCGGCGTGATCGGCGGACTGGGCGGGGAATTTCTTGGCGGAAAGATCGGTCAGGCAGTGGGGGGCATGCCGGCGGCGGATGCCGCCGGGGCTACCTCTATTGCGGCCGGCGCGGTGCCCTCATCCACGGCTGCATTTCCGGCTGCGCTGCGGCCTATTCAGGTCACGAACCAGATTACGGTTCATGCGGCGCCGGGGATGGATATGGAGGAGCTCGTCCGCAAGGTGATGCAACGCATGGAAGCGGGCACCCGGAGGGCGTTGCATGATTGAGGCGCTACTTGAATTTATCGGCGCGGGGAATGTCGTCCGCCATGTTCAGACAGGTGCTGGCAAGGTCAGCGGCTTGAGTGTTCTCACCATCAGGCTGCTGTGCCCACGGCTTCGACGTGTTCGTGACACATTCTGCAAGGTGTTTCGCATTGAGTGCGATCATGACTTCTGCTTCTGGCCCAAGCTGCTCATAGTTTTCGCGCCCCATCCAAACCGCAATCCAGACCTTGGATGTGTCGACGCGGTCTCGTTCCGTCGCGCGATGCCAATCAGAAATTGTTGCATCGTTCAGGGGAACCCGCCCGCCATACCAGCCGGTTTGTCCTGTCATATTGAGAATGCCGATCCCGACAAGGCCGACACATATGACCAGCGCGATACCCCAAATGGCTTTCATGGCGATGCCCTTTCCATCATGAACGGCGCAGTTGAGCACAAGCAGAGTCCGGGAGGCAAGCAATGAGCCGGACAATGATGGCGCTTGGTAAATACCGCTTTTCCGTCGACACGGCCGCCTATCAGCGGCTGATGCGCGAGCAGGAGTACCGCTGGGCGTCCCAGCCGCGCCTCGGCCGCCGCCCGGCGCGCCAGTTCATCGGCGCGGGAGAGGAGCGCATCGAGCTTGAGGGCACGATCTACCCGCACTTCCGGGGCGGGCTCGGCCAGATCGATGCAATGCGCGAGGAGGCGAATGCCGGCGAGCCGCTGCTTCTTGTCGACGGGCGCGGGAACGTCTGGGGCAAATACGGGGTCGAGCGCATCACCGAAACGCAGACCCGCTTTCACGGCAACGGAGTGCCGCTGAAGATTGAGTTTCAGCTCGTGCTTTCCCATTACGGCGAGGACGCCGGCGACGGCACACAGGCGGCAGGAGGCGCGCGCAGCCGATGAGCAGGCTCTACCGCACAAGCGACGGAGACATGGTGGATTTCATCTGCTGGAAGCATTACGGCGTCCAGTCTGGCGCGGTGGAAGCCGTGCTTGAGGCGAATGAAGGCCTGGCGGCGCTCGGCCCCCGGCTGCCTGCCGGCGTGACGATCACGCTGCCGGATCTGCGCCCCAAGGTGGAAGTGAAGACGGTGCGGCTATGGGATTGAGGGGTCAGACACCAGCTGCCGCTCTGATCGCAGCAAATGCGAAGGATGTACCGTGCTTAATAATGTCAGGCACCAGCTTCTCTACGCCGCCAAGGGCACCTTTCTTTGCCGCTTCCTTTATTTGCTCTGCCGCACTTTTCTTCCCGTCAATTGATGATGGAGTGGCATTCAATGCCGTCAATCCTTTCTCCGAGATAATGACGTCGAAGAACTTGTCATCTAAGGAGTTTTCGAAGTCGATATATCCGTACCTCTTGAGCCAGGTAATTGCGTGCCCGGCCAAATCGGCAGCTTCCCAGTGCTCCTTTTGGCCGTTGATCTTTTTAGGAACCAGGTCAGTTGGCTTGATATCAATCGGTTTCGGGAAGTCCATGAGCAGCCGCCCAAAAAGCGCTGCGGCGACTTGGTTGAAATACTCGGTATTGTCCTCCATTCCGCTCCCCCAAAAATTACAACATGGCGATATTGGAGCACCCTATGCGCCCTGATTTCAAGATTGTCGCCAACGGCACTGACATTACCCGGCTGATCGCGGACCGGCTGGTTTCGCTCCAGGTAACGGATGAGCGCGGGGACAAGAGCGACACGGCCGTGATCGAGGTCGACAACCGGGCGCGGCTGGTTGCCGTGCCGCTCACGGGGGCAATGCTGGAGACCTGGCTCGGATACCGGGAAACCGGCATGGCCCGGCTCGGGGTCTTCACTTGCGACGAGATCGAGCTGAGCGGCCCGCCCGACATGCTGACGATCGAGGGCAAGGCGGCCGACATGGGCAAGAGCCTGAAAGCCCCCAAAACCCGCAGCTGGGACGCCATGACGCTGGGCGGCATCGTCTCCACCATTGCCGGCGAGCATGGTCTGGCGCCGAAGACGGCCGAGGCGCTGGCGGCCACCGCTTATGAGCATCTCGATCAGACGGATGAGAGCGATCTGCACTTTTTGACGCGCCTGGCGCGCGACCTCGATGCGGTGGCGAAGCCTGCAAACCGGCACCTGCTGTTCGTGCCGCGCGGGGAGACGAAAGCAGCTTCCGGCGCGCTGCTCACGGCAGTGACGGTGACGCCGGAGGATCTCGCCGGCACCTGGCGCGCGCGCTTTGCCGACCGGGGCAAGTACACGGCCGTCAAAGCCTATTGGCACGATGTGGAAGGCGCGGCGCGCAAGGAAGTCGTGGCAGGTTCCGGCACGCCGGTCTTCACCCTCCGCAACCCCTATTCAAGCGAGAGCGAGGCGCAGGCGGCCGCCAAGGCAAAACTCAAGGCGCTGAGCCGGGGGACGGCGGTGTTTGAAGGGGAGTTTCAGGGGCGGCCGGAGTTTGCGGCCGAGGCGCCGCTGCAGGTGCAGGGCTTTGGGGCGGAAGCGGATGGGAGCTGGGTTCTGACGCGGGTGACGCATTTTTACCGGGAGAGCTCTGGCTATCGCTGCTTGATTGAGGCGGAGCAGAAGGGGTGAACGGGGCTCTTTCGCTCAGCTCACTTGCGACCTCTTCAAGCGTAATGATGAGCAAGACCAGAGTGAGGAAGTTAGCGCAGGTTGTGCCAGTAAACAGCTTTCCATCGCTGGCTTTAAGAAAGTTGTCGGATCCGATCAGGCGCGTACGTTGTTGCGGAGGAGTTTTCAGAAATTTCGGCTCGCGCGTATTCACGAGCGAAATAACAAACCCTGTCATGGCAAAATTGAGAATTGAGGCGATGAGGGTGAATTCCGCCATCTTCACCGCACTTGGGCTTAGACCCCCGCTGGCCAGAAGACCGACAAATATCGATGACGAAATCACGACAAGCCCTGAACTTCCGATCGTGAAGTACTGGATCAGGTATGGGCTCTTCAGAAAGGCAGGCGTGGTTGATTCCTCAGTCATTAGATACTTCTCCCCCTTCATAGGCGGGGGCCGGGCTGATTAGCGCAGCCCGAACCGGGAGCGCCAACTCCCACAACCGAAACCGGCCGCGAATCGGCCGTCCCGCCACCGCGCACGCGGCGGGAACCTTATAAGCACTGGACATGATGGAGTCGATTCACACTGTAGAACCCGTTTCACCCGCCGCCCCTTGGCTGGGCGGCAAGCGCAACCTCGCAAAGCGGCTGATCGCCCGCATCGAGGCTGTGCCCCATACGCTCTATGCGGAGCCGTTTGTCGGTATGGGCGGCGTTTTCCTGCGCCGCACACAGGTGCCCCGCGCCGAGGTGATCAACGACCTCAACCGCGAGGTGGCGACCTTCTTCCGCATCCTCCAACGCCACTACGTGCCTTTCATGGAGATGATGCGCTTCCAGCTCACCACACGGGCCGAGTTCGAGCGGCTGACGAAGACGGATCCGGACACGCTGACGGATCTGGAACGCGCCGCCCGCTTTCTCTACCTCCAGCGCACGGCGTTTGGCGGGAAGCCAAGCGGGCAGAATTTCGGCGTCTCGCCGGACCGGCCGGGCCGTTTCGACATCACGAAGCTCGGGCCGATGCTGGAGGATCTCCACACGCGCCTTTCGGCCGTGACGATCGAGTGCTTGCCCTATGCCGAGTTCATCACCCGCTACGACCGGCCGGGCGCGCTTTTCTACCTCGATCCACCCTATTGGGGCAGCGAGAGTGACTACGGCAAGGAACTCTTCTCACGGGCCGATTTCGAGCGCCTGAGAGACCTCTTAAAGGGGCTTGAGGGCCGCTTCATCATGTCGCTCAACGACACGGCCGGCGTCCGGGAAACATTCCAGGACTTCGAGATCGAGGCCGTGGAGACCAGCTATTCCGTCGGCAAAAAGCCTGGCTCACGCGGCCGCGTGGGCGAGGTAATTATCTCGGGGTAACGGCGATGCGGGAGATCAGCTTTGCAGAAATGGCCAAGCCCTATGTGCAGGGCTACGGCTGGCCTGTATTCCCGGTCTCCCGTGGCCCCCGCAAGAAGCCGCTCGTCAAGGGCGGCTGCCATGCAGCCACGACCGATCCCGATCTGATCGATGAATGGTCTGCGCACTTCTCCCCCTGCAATATCGGCGTGGCGACGGGTGCGCCGATCGGGATTTGCGTCCTCGATGTCGATGTGCCCGAGGGGCTGGAAAGCCTGAACCGGCTCTTTGCGAGCGGGCTTGAGCCTTTCCAGCCGACGCCGCTGGCGCAGTCTGGCTCGGGCGGACTGCATTACTATTTCATTCAGCCGCCCGAACGGCTGAAGAATCGGGCTGGCAAGATTGCACCAGGGCTCGATATCCGCTCCGCGGGCGGCTCGATCGTCGTGCCGCCCTCGATCCATCATTGCGGCAAGCCATACCGCTGGCTTGTGCCGCCCGATCGCTGGAACCATGGGGGCCTTGTCATCCCTGCGCCCATGCCTGCATGGCTGCGGCTTGCGGCCGGGGCCGAGCCCCTTCCGAAGCCTGGCAAGCGCCAGCGCCGATTTGAGGGGCCTCCGAGCCTGAAAATCCTGGAGATGGAAGAAGACGCGCTCCGCGCGGCCCGGCCGGGCACGCGAAACGACCAGCTGAACCGCGCTGCCTTCGTCTTTGGCCAGTTCACGGCCGCAGGGCGCATAAGCGAGGCCGAGGCCAGAGCCAGGCTCACGCAAGCCGCCCTGGCCATCGGCCTAGATCGGGCCGAGATCGAGGGCACGGTGACAAGCGGCCTGCGGGCAGGGATGGCGAAGCCGAGATAG